GCTGGAATACTCGGCTTTGCTTGGTTGTCGAGGGCTCAAACTCCATTCGACGGGGTTTGGGTTAGGACAAATGTCTACGGTAGAATTGGGGACCACCTTTGGGGGGACAGGGATGAGAACAAGACTCTGATTCATGAAGTAGGTCACTTCCTTAGCTTGCACCACGTATTTAATGGAGTTGATTTCTGCGGAGAAGACCTAGGTCCGTGCGAGGAAACAGGAGACTGGGTGTGCGACACGCCTCCTACAAAAGTAAACTGGAGTTGCGAGAACCCTGTGTGCCCCCCAGGAGCCTATAACTATACACCAGATAACCACATGGATTACTACGTGGATTCATGTAGACAACACTTCACTGAGGGACAGATTAACCGAATGCATGCTATGATCCCAATCACTCGCCCAGGCTTGGTCGATACCGACGAAGACATATGCGTAGGAGACATAGACGGAGACTACGTGGTTGGCATGAACGATATGCTGTTAATGCTCGCTAACTGGAATGACTTGTATTGGGAGCAAGGGGACGTGAACGGAGACGGATTGTTTACCGTCATGGATGTCCAGATCATACTGGCCCAGTGGGGTACCATTTGTTTTGGTGCTGAGCTTGATCCATTTTATAGAGAAGAGTATATTTACAGCTCTAAGTCTGAAAACATTCAACAGCTTCTAAACAAGCTACAAAACCATAACAAATGAGAAAGCTACAGTCTGTTAAAATCGAAACACACAAAGTAAGCCGACCAGGGGTACACTCTAAGACTAAAACAAGCAAACACAAAAAGTCCAAGAACTACAAGAAGTCCTATAAAGGACAAGGAAGATGAGAGACATAAAGAGAATAATAATACACTGCTCTGCAACCCCTCCAAGTATGGATATTGGGGCTGACACAATTAGGGGGTGGCATATGTCCAAAGGCTGGAAAGATATTGGCTATCATTATGTAATAAGACTTAATGGGGAAATAGAGTCTGGAAGAACTATTGATCAGATAGGAGCTCATGTTAAGGGGCACAATAAAGACTCAATAGGGATATGCTACATAGGAGGAGTTGATGAAGATCACAATCCAAAGGATACTATGTATGAGTGCCAAGAGGAGACAATGCGTGAATTGATATTCTCTTTAAGAGTAGTAGCAGATGAAGATCTAACTATTCATGGACATAATGAGTTCTCAGACAAAGCATGCCCTAGCTTTAAAGTAAGCGAAAAGTTTAAGGATATACTATAAACTTTTATATATTTGCTCAAAACCAATAATAATGAGCAAATTAAATTTTAACCCAACTAGGGACTGGATTGTACTCCCATTTCAACAACTGGAGAAAACAGACTCCGGAATTATGTTGGCAGGAGGAGCTGAAAAGTCTATGAAGTCTAACATACTAGAAGTAGTAGCTGTAGGACCAGACTGCAAGACTATTAAAGAGGGGGATACTGTTATGGTGCACCCTACAAGCGAAGGACTTATCATCGACCTAGATGAAGGTAAGTTTGTAATGGTTAATGAATTTATGATTTGTGGAGTAATCCCAGCATGAATGGCTCAGTAACCATATCTCTAAAAGACTTTGATGATCTTAGAAAGACATCAGATGACACAGCAAAAATGAAAGAGAGGTTACTTGTAGCTACAAAAGAGCTAGAAGTATTCCTCTCTTTTTTGTGTACTAGAGAACACATACAAGAGTATATAGATGAGTTTAACTCCCAGTCTACATCTAGTAAAATACTCATAACTGATGGGAGAGCAAAAATCAAACTAAATGCGAAAGATTAATATTAATGCTGATACTACATTCAAGTATCTACAGGTATTCAATGGAATTCTTGAGCTGACAGATAAAGAACTAGACATCTTATCTAGACTTGTAGATGCAGGTAGTTCTGATAATATCTGCTCTGTAGACTCAAAGAAGAAAGTTGCTTCAGATTTGGGGGTGGAAGATTATAATACCCTAAACAACTATGTCAAAAGACTTAAGGATAAAGGGGCTATAGTTAAGCATAAGAAAGGATATGTATTATCCCCACTTCTCAAACCTTCTAACAAGACTGTAATACAAATTAACTACGATGAAACCCACGCTTAAAGAGATGCTGCAAAACTTCAAGGATGAAGTTATAGAGTATGCTAAACAAGGTGCTCCCCACGTAACAGAAGAGCAGTATAAGAAAAGATTAGAAACATGTAATTCTTGTGAGCATTTAGAAAGTATACGATGTGGACTCTGCGGGTGTGTAGTTAGAGAGAAGTCTAAGTGGGAGACAGCAAATTGTCCAGATAATAGATGGGACAAAATAGTGGTAGGGGAGAGGGGCAAAAAACTAAACTTACATGGACGAAAAAACGATAATACAGAGGATAGCAAGTGAGTATAACCTCCCCATATCCAAAGTAGAAGAGATAGTATACCATCAATTCAAGTACACAGCACAGCTAATACGAAAAGGAGAATTTGAATCTGTAAGGCTCCCATATTTGGGAAAGTTTCACGTAAGAAAAGGACGATTAAACTATTTGAATGAAAGACCTGATAACAGCTAGTGGGAATAAGATACTCCCATCTCCATATGCACTTACTATTCCAGAGTTCAAGGCATTGAAAACAGAGGAGCTTGCTGCAGTATATTTCTTTGTAGATCACCGTTCCCCATACAGTGTGTACGATGAAGAGACTAAATGGGAACAAATTAAGGAAACTCTTAAGGTAAGCGCCTCCCCAAAGATAAAAGCAGCTATACAAGTATATGCAGAGCTTTCTGAGACATCTGCAGTAAAGCTTTTAAAAGCAGCTAGGGCATCTGTAACAAAACTTGAGAAGTATTTCAATGATGTAGATCTCACCATGATGGATGATAATGGGAAACCTATATTCCATGCAAAGGACTTAATATCTAATCTATCTAATATGGCTAAGGTTGTTGGAGGATTAGATGAACTAGAAGAGCTAGTTAAAAAGCAGCAGCAGAAAGACAACCCTAATAGAGGTGGGGTAGTCACTAATAAGTACTCTCAGTAATGTTTAAAGAGTCTCACTTATTTTCCCCAGCAGCTAATGCATTCCTATCCAACGGATTCTATACAGATATCTTAGTTGGGACTAAAGAGTATTATGACTTCTGGGATCAAGAAAGAGAGAGATGCATCTTAGGGTATGAAGTAAACAATGTAAGAATTACAGGATACCACTACTTCTATCTAAACTACTGCCCCATAGATAGAGTAATAGATGAAGAGCTCCCAGATGGGACAGTACTATCTAGAAGAGATAGAACCTTCCCAGCATTCTATGACGGGGACTATGAGTATTTTAACGCTATAGATAGAGCTCGAAAAGAGAATAAACATATAGTAGTACTAAAAGCTAGACGTAAAGGCTTCTCATATAAAGCAGGAAGTATGCTAGCTCGTAACTATTTTCTCATGCGCAACAGCAAGAACTATGTATTTGCTTCTCAAAAAGAATACCTCATCGGGGATGGGCTGTTATCAAAGGCTTGGGACTTCTTATCTTTTATAGATGATAATACAGCATGGACTCAGCCTAGACTTAGAGATAGAGAGATGCACAAACAGTCTGGATACAAGAAGAATGTTAACGGGGCAGATGTAGAGCTAGGGATGAAATCTCAAATTATTGGGGTAAGCCTTAAAGACAACCCTGATAAAGTAAGAGGTAAAGCTGGGGATCTCATATTCTTTGAAGAAGCAGGTTCATTCTCAGGGCTATTGAAAGCCTGGGAAGTAGCAATGCCAACTATGAGACAAGGTTCTAAAACACTTGGGACTATGGTGGCATTTGGAACAGGAGGGGAAGAAGGAAGTGGATTTGAGGGAATGGAAGAACTGTTCTATCACCCAGAGTCCTATGACTGCTTAGCATTTGACAACAACTGGGATGCAGGAGCTATGGGGACAACCTGTGGTTACTTTGTCCCAATCTTTCAAAACCTGGATGGATTTATAGATGAAAATGGGAACTCTCAAGTAGAGAAAGCCAAGAAGCACGAAGAAGAACAGAGAGAAAAGAAGAAAGGAGCTAATGACCCAAAGGCACTAGATCAATATATAGCTGAGCACCCATTCTCCCCACAAGAAGCAACACTACAGGTAACAGCTAATCTATTTGATGTCAACTCACTGAAAGAACAATACAATAGAGTAAAAGCTAATGGGTTAGAATCTGAAGGAACAGCAGGTGTTATGTACTATGATAACAAAGGGAATCCTGCATTTAGACCTTCCTTAGATGTCACTCCTGTATATAAATTCCCACATAGAAAGGGAGACAAAACAGATGGGGGTGTAGTCATATATGAAACCCCACATAAAACAAAAGAAGGGTTAGTACCACACAATCTATATGTAGTGTGTCATGACCCTTATGCACAATCTAAATCAACTTCAAACGAATCATTAGGAGCTGCTTATGTAATTAAAAGAGCTAACAACATAAGCAAACCTGATGATATAATAGTAGCTAGTTATGTCGGTAGACCACAAACGCAGGATGAGTACAACAAAAATCTATTTATGCTTGCTGAATACTACAACGCGAAAATTGGGTTCGAAAACGACCGTGGTGAGCTTATTGCTTACGCCAAGAGATATCGCAAGCTACATAAACTACAGGAAGAGTTTGAGATGCTAGATAAGAAAGAGCTACGCTCTAGGAATGTAAAAAGACAGTTTGGGATGCATATGACTGAACAGCGTAAGAGACAAGGAGAGCTCTATATACGAGATTGGTTAAACTCCCCAAGAGCAACTGATGAAGAAGGGAATACAAAACTAAACCTTCATTACATCTACGATCCAGCATTACTTCAAGAATTAATTAAGTTTAATCATAAAGGTAACTTCGATAGAGTGATGGCTTTTATGGTTGGGATGTACCACACACGAGAGCTATATAATAAAGAGGTGGTAGAAATATTAGAGGATAGATCTAGTGATGACTGGTTTGATAAAAATTACCAATAATTTAGTACTTTTACGAGAATGTATGGAACTGCGAAAATACCTCAACAGAGGCTTCCATTAAGTAGAAAGACAAAAAAGTGGAGAGAGGAGTGCGTTGATGCATTCCTTAATTTATCTAAGTTCGGACTGTCCGAACGACGCAATAGCATTAAGTCTTTGTACGACTACTATAACGGGGAGATAGACGAGACTGATTATAGATACGTCTTAAAGCCCTACGGTAAGAGCAGAAACAACTTTCCGTCTAAGCTTAGAAACTACCCAATCATTAAGCCTATTATAGACTTATTGCTGGGAGAGAAATCTAAGCGACCTCTAAACTACACTGTATCTGTAAAGAATGCAGATTCTGTTAGTCTTAAAGAAGAAGCTAAGAAGCAAGCTTTAATGACTACAGTGCAGCAAATGTTTCTCAGAGAACTTGAGAATATAGAGGACCCAGAGCAGCGAGCTCAGAAAGCAGAGTCCCCTATCCCAGCTCAAGTGCTAGAACAGTTTGAAAGAACTTATGTAGATGATAGAGCCATTAAAGGACAAGCTGCTCTTAACTATATCATGTACAATGAAGAAATATATGATAAGTTTCAAAAGCTATTCTTTCACTTCCTTGTAACAGGGGAATGCTACTCTCACAAAGGGGTAGTTAGAAGTGAGCCTTTTTATCATGTAGTAAACCCTTTAGACATAGACTATGATAAAGACCCAGATGTGGAGTTTGTAGAAGATGGGGATTGGGCTATAGTTAGACGCTTTGCCCATGCTTCTAGTCTTATAGACATGTACGGGGAATACCTTACAGAAGAACAGGTACTTGAACTTGAAAACCCAACAAATACATCTGTAGAGTCTTACCTGCTGTATAGATCAGAAGCTACTGGGTCAGATGATAACATCTATCGTAATAGACTAGTAGAGTGTGCTACAGTATACTGGAAGTCTCGTAAGCGTATTGGATTTTTAGAATACACAGACCCTAATACAGGGATGATAGAAGTCATGGAAGTGGATGAGTCTTATAGAATGCCTAAAGAGCTGAAAGACTCAGGAGCTAAGATGAAGTGGGAGTGGGTTAATGAAGTATGGGAAGGAACAAAGATTGATGGGAGATTCTATGTAAACATATCCCCAATCCCAAATCAGCGTACATCTATTGATAATCCGTCATTATGCAAGCTCCCAATTAACGGGAGAAAGTACTCTGATATTAACTCAAACAATATCTCTTTAGTACAACTAGGAATTCCTTATCAGCTTAACTACAACATTTTCAAATATCGTATGGAGCTGGCTATTGCACGTAGTAAGGATATCATAGCACAGTTTGACATCAACATGATCCCAAAGAAGTGGGACATGGATAAGTTCATGTACTACGTAGAAGGGACAGGTATTGCATGGGTTGATTACAACAAAGAAGGAATACAGCTATCCCCACAACACCAGTCAGTGCTTGATATGTCTATTAAGACTATCCAGCAATATATAACGCTCTTAGAATCTATAATGCTAGAGTGGGAGAAGCTATCTGGGGTAAATAGACAGAGACAGGGGAACATTGGAACATATGAAGGTAAGGCTTCATCTCAACAAGCTATAGTACAGTCATCTCACATTACTGAAGATCTCTTCAGAAAGTTTGCACGATTTGAACAAAGAGAACTCCAGGGTATGCTTGACTACTCTAAAGAAGCTTGGATAGCTGGGAAGAAAGGAATGTATGTACTCCCAGATACTACTATGCAGTTTATAGACATAGAGTCTATACAGCATATGGAAAGTGAGTACGGAGTATTCGTATCTGACTCTGGGAGAGACCAAGACAATATGCAACAAGCTAGGCAGATGTCTCAAGCTATGATTCAGAATGGGGTTCCTGCATCTGCTGTTCTTGATCTGTTTGATACAGATAACTTTATCGGTATTAAAGAGAAAATTAAGAAAGCTGAGCAAGCTCAACAAAAGTTGCAACAAGCTCAGAAGCAAGCAGAGCAACAGAAAGAACAAGCTAAAGTTCAAAGAGAGCAGATGAAACTTCAGCAAGAGTCTTTGGAGAATGAAAAAGACAGACAGAAGGATATTGAGATTGCTCTCATAAATGCTGAAGCTAAAGACCAGACTAATAAGCTAAACCTTGATCTCGAAAAGATGATGAAGGAGTTCGAGATTAAGGAAAGAGAGATAGAACTTAAGCAGCAGGCGTTGGACAAAGAAGGAGACACTATCCCTAACGGAGTATGACAAACGAAGAAAGAAGAAATCTTTTAGATCGTTATAAAACATCTGACTTTCCTGGCTCTATTACAGAAGTCTTTTCTGCAGCACGGAGAGGAGTAGACCTTATTGGGCAGTTCGAGCAACAGAATAATATACAGGTTGCTAATACTCCAAAGCAATACGAGCAAGGACTGAGACCTGCACACCAGGCTGGGGACATCAATAGAAGTATGGTATTCCCTGATGTTCCTCCCAATACTTCATTTAATACTATGGGGATGAAAGCCCCCATTAACATTCAGAAGTTTGACAATCAAGGACACTTAGTTAAGTCATACGAGAATGTACCCCCAGGAATACAATCCCTCCCAACAGGGCCACAACGTGGGACAGTTATTGAAACCCCAGCTAGAATGCAGCGTGGGGGATTTGCAGCTTCAGAAAGCACATACCAACCAAGCTTTGCAGAGCAAGCTTTTCTTAATCAACAAAATGCTCTACCTAAACTAAACACCCCGCTCTATAAAGATGAAGGTACAATTAGGGAAGGAAACTTTGAAGTAGATAAAGACAACAATATTGTAGAAGATAGACCTTCTGTTCTTGAAATGGCTGCTAACCCTATGGCTACAGCTAGAGCAATAATTGACCCATCAGTAGAAGGTCTCCCATCTCAAGTAGAGTTTGATCAATCTAAATCTAAAGGTAACATAGTAGGGCAAGCAGCTAATGATATGGTTAACCCTGCTGCATGGGTTAATTATGGTGTAAACGCTTACCAAGATTTTGGGGATGCTACAAAATATGCTATTCAAGGTGAAGGGCAAAAAGCACTAAGCTCATTAGGGAGTGGCGCCCTAAATCTGTTAGAAGCTATTCCAGGAGCTCCTCTAGGGGGAGCAGCAACAAAAACTACAGCAAAGTATGCAGCCGCTCCATACCTGTTAAATAAGAACAGAGCTAACCCATTTAACTTTAGAAATGTAGGAGACACCCCACACTGGTGGAGAGGGTATGAGAATCCTATAAAAGCAGAAACTGTAGATATGACCCAAGGCTTTGGGGATTACTATACTAAGTATAAACAGCTTGGCAGACAAAGAGATTTCCAGATTGGTACCAAGTTAGGAGAATATCTTGAAGAAGGGCAAAAGAAGTTTGGAAAAGACTTTGACGGAAGACGTATACCAGGTTCAGCCCCAACACCTGAAATGGAGGCATGGACAAAAGCAGCATATGAAAGAGCTCACTTAGAAGTTCCAGATTATGCAGCAAAGCTAAATGCAAGCATCCCATTCATGGGTAAAAAAGTTGGGCAAGGAAGTTACGGAAGCGTCTATGAATTTGCTGATAACCCTAACTATGTGTTTAAAGTAGGGAAAGCAATGGAAGATGCTACAATGACTCCTGAGTTTATACAGGCAGCTAGCAAATTTAAAGACTCCCCAAATATTGCAGTTCCTCTTAATAGGGGGCTATTCAAACAAGATGATTATGTGCTACAAGGTTGGGACGGCCCAACATTTTACAGGGGATCAATGGCAGAGGCATACAAAATGCGTAATCTAAACGCGCCAGGAAATGCAACGCAACAATTCGCTGGACTTAACCCAAGAGACGCACAAGCACTAAAACTAAAAACAGCTAGGCAGCTAAGAGATTCCGGAATACGTCTTGACTTTGCAAGAGATGCTGGAAATTTAGAAGGCAGTAAAGTAAGCCCCGGATTAACTAATTTCTTTGATTTAAGCTACGCCCCACAAATTGCACCAGGAGGCAGCTACTCTGCACGATACAACCGTGAAATGTATAACAAGCTTATTCCAAGAGAGAGACAATTATTAAACGGGGGTATTAACAAACTTCAAGGTGGGGGAATGCTAACTAGAAATGCCTTAGAAAATTATTTAGCTGAAAATAGGGGTGGTACTCCTGAGATGTGGAGAGCAGCAGCAGATACTATAGCATACCATGAATCAGGTCCTAAGCAAAGAATGAGCCCAACAGCTTTGCAAGATAAAGGAGGACCAGGAAGAGGAATGTTTCAGTTCGAAACTACTCACAGTGAATCATTTGCTACTGCACAGAATAGACACAAGAATATAGCAAGGGTTACTGGAAAGACTCCTGACCCAGAAATAATGAGAGCTACTTCTGCTGAACAACTACCAGCAGATAAGCAGTATGCTTTATTTTATTCTCACCTAATAGAAGAGCCTAAAGTAAGATTAGCAGATTATCCTACAGGTAAGCTCCCACTAGTAGATATGTGGTTACAGGGACATAAGAAAGTAGAGAAGTCAGGAAACAGAAGGTCTTTTGCAGCATCTACAGCTGAGGCTAAAAGATCCGGTATTCCACGCTAGTGACATATTATTAAGAATTGCTATAAAAAATAATTTTATAGAAAAATTACTAACAAACCAAATACATTTGTAGAATGCAAGACCCAAATAACAAACTAGACATTAGTGCAATTTCCTTCGACGATATGTTGGGGGATGGATTGCAGGCAGTTCAAGAAGAGGTTGAAGAACCTGTTGTTGAAGCTGAAGAACAAGTAGAAGAACCTGAGGAAGAGGTTGAAGAACAAGTAGTTGACGAGGAGCTAGAAGAGGCCCCAGAAGTTGATGAAGAAGTAGAAGAAGAAGTACCAGAAGTAACAGCTTCAGTAGCTTCAGAGATAGCAGGAACTTTAGGTTTTGAACTTGATAACGAATATGCAGACACTGTTGAGGGATTGACAGAGTTTGTACGAGATCTTTCTCAGGAAGCTGCAGAAGATCAGATTAGTAGCTTATTTGAACAATACCCAGAAGTACAGAAGCATCTTGACTATCTGATGTCTGGGGGCAGTTCAGAAGCGTTCTTTGAGGCATATAACCCACAAACAGATTTCGATAATATCGAAGTTGCAGAGAATGATGTTCAGATGCAGAAAGCAGTATTGTCTCAATACTTTGCTGCAAAAGGACATGACCAAGAATTCATACAAGAAATAATAGAGACGTATGAAGACAATGGAAAACTCTACAGCAAAGCTACTATCGCTAAAGATGAGATAGCTGAAGCTCAAAAGGTTTACAGAGAGCAGCTGCTGCAAGAACAACAACAGAAGTTTGAAGCAGAAGTTGAACAGAACGAAAAGTTCTGGGAGTCTGTAGCAGATACTATTGAATCTGGGAATGAATTTGCAGGAATTAGAATACCTGATAAACAAAAATCTAAGTTCTTTGACTATATCTCTGAGCCCGTAGGTCCTAACGGAGAGACTCAAAGAGACCTAGATTATGAGGAATCTGATATCAATGTGAAGTTGGCTATTGATTACTTGATGTACAATGGCTTTAACTTAAATGATATCATAGATACTAAGGCTAGAACGAAGAGCGCTGAGAGCCTTAGAAATAGAATAGTCTCTAACCAAGAAAGGGTTAAGAGTGCTAGAAAAACTCAGCGCCGTACTAATACTTTCGATCCTGAGGATCTCGACATAAATGCTCTTTTGCAATAAAAATTTAACTTTAAAATTAGAATATCATGGCTTTACAGCAAGTACTTAAGACGTACTATAATGACCAGCAGATGACCGACACTAACTCGTTGGTTAATGCTTTGATGGAGAAACCAGAAGAGTTGTCTCCAATTATTACTCACCTCGCAGGACGTGAAGAGAAGAAGTTCCCTTTGTCGTTCTTGACTGAAGGTGTTGGTAACACTAAATCTATTGACCGCTTTGAATACGAGTACAGAGTGAAGACTCACGAAGTAAACGTTCGTCCTGTTGTTGCTGGGCCTGGTGCAGATGCTGGGCAAGGAGGCGCAATCTTCAAAGTAACATTCCCAGATAAGTGGTTTGTATTCCCATACACTCTCGTATCTCAATCAGGTGTATTGGCTCGCATTATGTCTGAGCCTGTACCATCTGCAGGTGGGTATGAGTATTCTTTGAAGCTCGTATCTCCTGACCAAGCTAGCATGCCTGCAACAGATATTGCAGCAGGTGCACTCTTCGGAATGCTCTATGCAAACGTAGGTGTTGACTTCTCTAGAGGTAATGCATCTAACTGGAGTGCTCCAGGTTTGGTTAGAAGTAAGATTGGGACAATCCGTAAGTCTTACCACTTCTCTGGTAATGCTAAGGACTATGTTGCTCAGTTTACTCTCCCAATGAAAGAAGGTCAATCTACTCAGTTGTGGATGGACTATGAGGAGTACCGTCACATGCTCAAGTTTAAAGAAGAGTGTGAGATGTACTACTGGTACGGTCAGAAGACCTACGGTAATAGTGGTGTTAATGAAATGCTTGATGAGAACGGTCAGCCAGTAATTTCTGGTCCTGGTCTGTTCGAGCAGATCATCAACAAGGACACTTACTCTACTTTGACTCAGAAGAAGATTGAGGACGTTATTGGTGACTTGTTCTACGGTATGACTGATGCTACTGATAAGCAGGTTACTTTGTACACTGGTGTAGGTGGTGCACGTGAGTTCGATAAGGCTTTGCGTGATTACTACGGAGACAGCACTAATAATGGCTACCTCCAAACTAGTGAGGCTAAGTTCATCACTGGTTCAGGTCGTAACTTGGGGATTACTGGTTACTTCACTTCTTACGACCACATTGATGGTCACAGAGTGAACGTAGTAAAAGTTCCATTGTTTGACCATGGTCCTGTTGCTCAAGCTTCTGCTAAGCACCCAGAAACTGGATTGCCATTGGAGTCTTACAGAATGACCTTCGTTGATCAGTCTACTTATGACGGAGAGAACAACCTCCAGATGATCAATAAGAAGGGTCGTGAAATGTTGCGTTGGTGTGTTGCAGGTTCAGTAGTTCCAAAAGGATTTACTGAGACTGATACTCGCGCTAGTGATATAGACGGTGCATCTGTACACATGTTGAAAACAGCTGGTATCTTGCTTCGCCGCTTTGATACCTCGCTCGATCTGCAGTGTGTAGCATCGTAATTTGTGTTTGGTTTGCAAGGGGAGTCCGTCCAACGGGGCCGGGCTCCCCATTTACCATAAATAGTTATTCTTAACCTTAAATAAAAAGAACATGAAAAAAGTAATCATTCGCAGAAAAGAAGTCCTGAACCATCTCCCAAAGGAGATTAGAGCAGGCGCAAAAATTAAGATTGGTTCTGTCTATGTAGGCAGACAACCTCTTAAAGGTGTAGAGGGAGAAGAAGCACACAAACTTCTTCAAGGTATTCTAGATGTACCCCCAACTCACCAAGACTGGCCTAAACTTGAAAAATCATTCTGGGCTAGTATGTCACTCAAGGTTCCATTCGAAGGAGTAGAACTGGACATAACAGTAGATGAAGACGGAACTCCGCACAATGCACTAGACTACATCACATACAAGTGGTGTCTTAAGCATAGACAAGTAGCGTCATCAGAAGCTGAAATGAAATCAGACGGGAGAAAGAAATTCTATATCTACGACCCACAAAGAGACTTGCTTAAGAAGAATGCTAAAGTTCAAGTACAGAAAGCTGCAGATAAAGAGTTCATCAAGATATCCTCTGACTTTGATAAGATGAGAAGATTGCTCAGGGTTTTGTCTAAAGGCGCTCGCCCAGAAACAATGACAGATACTGAGGTAGAAAATCAACTCTATGATATTAAGAATGCATCCCCAGATAAGTTCTTGAGGATGAGCACAGACAAGAATCTTGACACTAGAGCAGAGCTTGAAGAGATGATTGAGACAGCTGTACTCAGAAAGATCGGGAATCAAATTATCTACGGAGATGAGACAATTGGGGATACTATAGCTGATGCTATTGTGTACTTTAATAACAAGAAAAACTCAGGGCAAGTGAACGCTATGCGAGCACAGCTCAAAGACGTAAGAAGTTAATGACTATACAAGAGATGCATATTGCTTTCAACTTGGGGCTGCAAAAGATTGCATCTTTTCAAGTTGATAATCTCTTACCCCAAGAGATTGATCATGAGCTTAATAACGCTATGGAGCGGTTTATTAAGCAGCGATACTCTACCATGGGTAATAAGTATCGTGATGGATTTGAACAGTCTCAAAAGCGTATCGACGACCTGCGTAATCTGATAGTGGACCATAGAGTTCAAACAGATTACCAGGGAGTCGCTACGACTGGGTTTACTATAGACAGGGCTAAGCTTCCTAATGACTATATGTTCTTAGTTAGTGTAATGTCTGAGATGTTTTATACATGTCCTACATACTCACCTGTTATAAATGAAAGTAACTCTTACTACTTTAGTGTAGACATAACACCCCCATCAGAAGACATAGTTCAATTCGTAGGCATGTATGAGTTGGATGCTAATGAAGATATAAGCACAGCTATTATTGAAGAAGATCTATACAGTAGTGCTTCTTTGCTAGACTCTTCTGTATACAATAACAACTATTACCCTAATCAATCTCAACATGAGACGGGTAATGTGCAGACATTCCATATCACCCCAACCATACACGGGAACAGCTTAATAGTTTACTCTACAGCTTCAATAGCTAATGGAGTTGGGATTAAGTGGAGTGATGGAACAATAACTACTACTTTAGGAACAAGTACATTAGTAGATAGAAAGTTTAGAGTTGAAAATGACTCAAATGATCCTACTAAAAGAGAAGCTTGTTCTTATGCTCAGCATGATGACTTAATGACATTATTGTCTGACCCATTTAATACTACAAAGCATAGTGGACCACTATATACTATTCAGGAAAACTTTGTAGATATTTATGCAGATAATACTTTTTTTAGTAAGTTTGTTGAGCTTAAATATATTAGACGTCCTAAGCGAATGAATAAAGATCTAAGCATAGGATGTGAACTCCCCGAACACACTCATCAAGAGATTGTGGAGATGGGGATAAAGAGCATACTAGAGGCAATTTCTGATCCTCGGTATAACACACAATCTAGGGAAGTCCTAGAGAGTGAATAAATATGATGTTTAATCCCTAAAATAAAATTAAAATGGGAACTAAT